CTCGGTGACCTGCCAATACCAGAAGGTAGCTACATATTCCTGACGGGTAACTTGGAGTCCGATGGTGTAGGCGACTCAATGCAAGCACATACCAAGCAACGCCTGACGCGTATCGAGCTGATGAAACCTGACGCTGAGTATTGGATTGAGAACTACGCGGTGCCTAACAACTTGTGTCCTATTGTTATTGCATGGGTGGACAGACACCCACACTGTCTAGCTTCTTACACAGATGAAGGACAGGACGGGAACGAGCTTATCTTTAATCCTAACGTCCCACAGGGTGCAGTGTGTTCGCCGCGTACCTTGGAGAAGGTGTCTACTATTGTAAGTAACAGGGACAAGTACGACTCCGACAGTCTTATGGCTGCTATGCAAGGTACAGTGGGTGCGTCCGCTGCTGAGAGTCTGGCTTCTTATATCCGACATCAAGCGGATATGCCTAAGTTTCAGTCCATTATCGACAGCCCCAACACAGCCCGTATTCCAGATGGTGAGGGAGCCATTGCGGTGTTGTGTTACGGACTATTGGAGAAGGTGGATAACAATAACCTTACGCAGATACTCACATACCTTGAGCGCATCGACCTCGAATGGCAGTGCATATTCTGTATTAACTTGGCTAGACACAAGACCAAGAGCCAGTTCGCGTTTGCTAATGCCAAGTTCGCTTCATGGTGTGCTGCTAACCAAGATGTACTCTAACTGGTAACTACCTAACAATTGTTAGATGGAGAAAACACATGGACAAGACACGACACTTTAAGAAGATAAAGATAACGCTGATGCGTAGCCCTGAGTTCGGTGCGTTAGGCGGCGTTATGATGATGGGTAAGACTACCCTGAACGACCGCGTACCAACTGCGGCTACTGATGGGAGGAACGAGTGGTACAACCCTGAGTTTGTTTTCCAGTTCGATGACAAGGGTGTGGGTTACATCATCGTTCACGAGAACCTTCACAAAGCGGGTAGGCACATGACTATCTACATCAAGCTAGTGGAGATTTATGGGCACAGGCTAGTGAACATGGCTTGTGACTATTGGATTAACAATAAGATTAACAAAGCTGACCCTGACAAAAAGCTAGTCGCAATGCCACACCTTGACGGTAAACCCGTAGGTCTATACGACCCCAAGTACGACGGGTGGACAGTCCTGCAAATCATCAAAGACCTGAAGGAGCAAGAGCAGGAACAGGAGCAAGACAAAGATGGTGAAGGCGAAGGCAAAGGTGGTGATGGGTTCGATGAGCACGATTGGGAAGGTGCATCGAAGCTGACCGAGGAGGAAGCCAAGAAGCTAGAGTCCGACATCAAGCAAGCCATACGTCAAGGTCAAATGGCTGTTAAGAAGATGGGCGTAGGTGCAGGTGCAGGTAGTGACCTGCTTGGGCTTAACGAGCTAGTACAAAGCAAGATTGATTGGAGGGAGCAGCTCCGCGAGTTTGTGCAGTCTACTTGTGCGGCGAAGGACGAGAGTTCATGGCGTAGACCTAACCGTAGGTTCCTACATCAAGACATCGTTATGCCCACGTTGTATTCGGAATCTATTCGGGAGCTTGTATTCTCACGCGATGCGTCTGGTTCTATGTTCTGGGAGGATAGACTGCCCAAAGTAACTGGGGAAATGGTGGCTATCGCTAAAGCCCTACGCATAGAGAAGATTCATCTAATTGATTGGGACGGTAAAGTGGGATACCACGAGGAGTTTACTTGTGAGACCTTTGCTAATTCACCCAAAGCAATACATGAAGTTCGAGGTGGCGGAGGGACTGACCCTAGGTGTGTAGCTACATACCTGAAGGACAAGAAGATTAACCCCGATGCAATCGTGATGCTGACTGACGGTGAGATTAACAACTGGGGTAATTGGGACGCGCCTATACTGTGGGCTATCGCTAACCGAGAAAAAGTAACTGCCCCTGTGGGTAAGACAATACACATTGGAGATGAAGCATGAGAGTTTTATTCGAGTTCGATGGTAAGAATTTCGTAATGAGCGCGAGCGATGCCGCTGAAATTGTTCGCTTGATTCACTCACATGGTGCGGAGATTTACGAGCGTAAGACCAACTGGCGCACCAAGGAAGAATCGCATCATGTTTACAACCTTAACCCTACGGAAGTAGGCACAATGCACATGCAGTTCATTACCGAAGAGCTGTACGGTATGGGCAAGTTAAACGGTAAGCCAAAGGAGGATTAGGCATGGGGTACCGAAGTGACGTGACAATCATCGCCTACCCAAGCAAGCGGCATACAGGCAAGTTCGCCGCACTCAAGCTGTATGTAGACGAGAACCTGCCCGACAAGTTTGAAGTAGTTTGGGAAGGCGACAACCGCTACCTCCACTGCTTCATCGGAGGAGTTAAATGGTATGAGGGCTACGAGGAGGTACAAATTTACAACAAGGTGTTCAGGGAGTGGGAAGAGATGTTCGCTGACCCTGATGCTTCGCAAGCTGAACCTATTTTCCACTACGAGTTCCTGCGGATAGGTGAGGAGTACGAGGACGTTGAGTATCACCAAAGCTGCGGAGCAGACCACGCACTTAACATGAGCCGCGAGACTTATGTCGATTTTTAATTAACACAACCTAACAATTGTTAGATGGAGAAAACACAATGAGTATTTCAGAGAAAGCATTATTAGTTAAACTCAACATTTCAACTTGGAACACCGAGCGTCTGGACAAAAATCAAACCGAGCGAATCAACACGCTCAACAATGCAGATTCCAAAGCGGGTAAGGTACACAAAGATTTGATGTGTGGCACTACTCTGGCTAAGGACATAGACATAGTGGCTGGACGCGCCCGCCTGTGGAACAATCAAAACACAATGCCCTTCGAAGACCGAGGTGCAAGGCTCTTGCCTACTAGCTTGTTCCTTAACTACTACAAGCCAGAGATGAACCAGAGAGAACAGAAGTTCAACAGCATGGTGAATAGGTTTATACCTAACTACGAAGCTGCAAAACAGACCGCTAAGAATTATCTCGCTGATATGTACCGCGAAGAAGATTACCCTGACGCTAGGGATATAGCTTCTAAGTACAAGTGGACTCTAACAGTTAAGCCTGTACCTTCTAGCGGACATTTCTGCTTGGATATTCCTGCTCAAGAGTTAGAGGAGATGAAGCTGTCTTGCGATGCAGATGTAGAAAAGCGTATAGCAGAAGCCATGCGTAAACCTTGGGACGACCTGCACAAGATGCTGCTAGGTATGAGTGACAAGCTGCAAGAGCCTGATGAAATGACAGGCAAGGAAAAGCGTTTTCATTCTACTTTTATCACTAACGCCTTAGACCTATGCAAGTTACTTTCGCACATGAACATCACTAACGACCCGCAGCTTGAAAAAGCTAGGCAACAGTTAGAACTTGCACTGGTGGGTACTGACTTAGATGAAATCAAGGAAACAGAGTTCGCACGTTCTAACATGAAGAAACGTGTCGATGACATTCTTGAACAATTTGATTGGTAGGAGGGAACATGGAAATAACAACACTGGAAGGGCTGTATCAACACCCAACTAATAGACTAACACTAGGCAAAGAGCTGCAATACTTAGAACGTATTTATGGTGATTCGTTTTGTGAAAAGCTAAAGATACCTAAACTTATAGCGGATTTGATTAACTCTAAATTGTATCAACACAGTAACCATACGATAGAACTTGAGTCTGTTCATGAGCAAATGGCTAACACGTATGTAACCAATATTGTGGTTAGGCAGGCAGGGGAAGTTCTGGGTTACATTAGATGGGAGGTGTATGATTTTGATAAGGTTCTCCTACGCAGTAAAACCATCGAGAAAAAGCTAGTGCGTAAGAGGCATATTTCTAGCGCAAGTGCTGAGCGTTTGTCTAAAGAATATGATACGCACTTCAAACCAGAGGAGCAGATTTCAAAAGCTAAGAACTTGGTATCTAGTACAATCCAAGCTATGAAACAAGAACACTCAAGGCAGATGTCTCTTCAATCACCCGTTAAGTCCTTTGCAAGGTCTCTGGTTCCGTATCTGATGCAGAACATAGATAACTATAAGGAACTAGCTATAAGCAACGGATACGACCCAGACCAACTAGAAGAACTACACACTGTGTGGAGCAACTTGACTCTAGTGGAAAGTGTCATTGGAGACCGAGATATAAACGGAAGTGGGTTCTTTGTTCACGTTGAAGGCGATACGTGCCTAGTGTTAGATGCGCATAAAAACAAAAAGGGTGCGCACTATTCTTACGCTTTGCCAGAGCAGATAGGCAGGGCTGTGGGTATGCTTAAGCTAACCGAGAACTGTACTTTCATACGCAATGTTGGCTACAAATATGATTCATCTACATACTTTATAGCAGGAGAATACAATGAGTGAACGCAAGGAACCTATGGTGCATGTGAACGTGCGCCTACCTAGATATGTGCTAGAACATTTTAAGCAGTACCCTAACTACACGCGCAAGATGCGTGAGGTTTTAACTGAGCGAGTCAAAGAAGAAAAGGAAAACGAAGATTAAAAAATGCTTTCCACTACCTAACAATTGTTAGGTTATGTTGACGTACCTTGCCGCCTTCGGGCGGCATTTTTTTGTCTGTAGAAAAGCTATTGACAATGTTAAATCCCGCCGCCATACTCCGTACATGGCTCTTACTCCCGAAAAGAAAGTGAAGAATAAAGTCGTCGCGTTATTAAAGGAACGTGGGGCTTATTACTTTTTCCCTGCTACTTACGGCATGGGGCGCTCTGGCGTACCCGACATCGTTGCTTGTTACCGAGGAAGGTTTATTGGCATCGAGTGCAAGGCAGGTAAGAACACACCTACCGAATTACAAAAACGAGAACTCGCAGCAATTAAGACTGCTGGAGGTAGTTCCGTAGTTATAAACGAAAACAACCTACACGAACTCAAGGAGATACTTGATGACCTATGAAACATATCCAATGGTACACCTACCCAGAGGTGAGCACCCTACTTACTCTAATATGCCCCAAGAATATAGCTGCTTAGGTTGCCCTAACTGTAAAGGATACAACATGCACCACATACGCGCTCGCGTGTCATTCCGAAAGGAAGATTCCAATGAGGGGGTGTACGCAGACTTAGCGAAGGACGGAGTGCTTACTGGGCGCACACAACAATTTAACCCTAGCGCAAGGCGCAGTGGCTTACTGATAGATTTCTGGTGCGAAGACTGTAATGAGTATTCTTTGTTTGCTCTCGCACAACACAAAGGTTTGAGCTTGATGTACTGGGCTGACCCAAAGGACTTTGAAAATGAATAAGGGACTAGAGATATTACTGAAGCGGATTGATTCGCACCCCGAAGAGTTTGACCAGTTATTTAGACAAAAACCACACAGCGCAGACCCTACAGCTAGTTGGGACAAACTGGTAGAAATAGCCTTGAACGAACAGCGTAGTCATTCGTTTCTTACTGAGGACGAACGTGCAGAGTTGAGGGCAAGAATGCAAAGCGTCCAAGGCGACATTTTTACAAAAGCGGTAATGCGTACGCTGTTTGCCATGAACGGTGATGATAGTAGTGACACCCCATAAAAAAGCCATTGATAGGACGTAAGCCCTTGGATATTTTAGTTATAGACTTTGAAACGTATTACGCAAAAGATTACGGTTTCAACAAACTTACAACAGAAGAATATGTAAGAGACCCACGCTTTGAGGTTATTGGCGTAGCTGTTAAGAAAAATGACGAAGAAACTCAGTGGTTTAGCGGCACAACTAAAAAGACCAAAGAGCTCCTCGACCAATTCGATTGGGAAAACAGTGCAGCCGTGGCGCACAATGCCAAGTTTGACATGGCTGTTTTGAACTGGGTTTTCGACATTAGACCTAAGAAGATAGCTGATACCCTCTCAATGGCCCGTGCTATTCACACTGTGGAAGTCGGAGGCAGCCTAGCTGCACTGAGCGAGCACTATAATTTGGGAATTAAGGGGACGGAAGTCCATGAAGCTATTGGCAAGCAACGCCTAGACTTTTCTCCATCTGAGCTACGCTCTTACGGTGGTTACTGCATACAAGATGTAGAGCTTACCGCCAAGCTGTTTAGAGTTCTCATGCAAAAGTTTTCTGTTTTCGAGCTAGACCTGATTGATCTTACGCTTAGGATGTTTACTGAACCTGCGCTCGTGTTGGATAAAAAAGTCCTCAAAGACCACTTACAAGATATACAGCAGAAGAAAAAAGACCTGATGGAGAAAGTGGTGCACGACGAGAAAGACCTGCGCAGTAACGCTAAGTTCGCCGCGTTGCTTGCAGAGTTCGGGGTAAAGGCCCCGATGAAGATAAGCCCCACGACAGGCAAAGAGACTTATGCGTTTGCCAAGACAGACGAAGAGTTCAAGGCACTACAAGATCATGAGAATGAATATGTGCAACTGCTTGTTTCTGCTCGTTTAGGTGTGAAGTCCACTATTGAAGAAACACGTACGGAACGGTTTATAAGCATTGCGGATCGGGGTTTACTACCCATACCACTAAGATACTACGCAGCACATACGGGACGATGGGGCGGCGACGATAAAATCAACATGCAGAATTTGCCCCGAGGTTCCGCACTTAAGAAGGCGATATGCGCACCAGAAGGCTACGTCTTTGTGGACTGTGACCTTTCTCAAATTGAAGCTAGGACTTTGGCTTGGCTTGCACAGCAGAACGATTTGGTGGTTGCTTTCGATAGGGGTGATGACGTTTATAAGATCATGGCGTCATCTATATACGGTAAACGCGTGGAAGACATAACCAAAGACGAACGGTTCGTCGGTAAGACTACGATCTTAGGTGCAGGGTACGGAATGGGGCCAGATAAGTTTCAGCAACAGTTAAAAAACTTTGGGGTAGAACTAGAGCTAAAGGAATGTGAGCGCATTATCAAAGTGTATCGCAAGACCTATAAAAAGATTCCAGAGCTGTGGTACCAAGCTAGTGACGCCCTAGAAGCCATGATGCGTAACAAAACTGCACCCCTTGGATTGAAAGGCGTGTTGAACGTGATGGGTTCGCAAGGTATTGAAATGCCTAACAAATTACGAATACAGTATGCGAATCTTAGGAAGCAAAAAGGGGAAGACGGCAAAGAAGAACTGGTGTACGATACCCGAAGGGGTCGTGCGGTTGTTGCAAACAGGATATATGGGGGTAAGGTGATTGAGAACGTTTGTCAAGCTTTAGCCCGCATTGTTATAGGTGAGCAGTTACTCAGAATATCGAAAAAGTACAAAGTAGTAATGACTGTACATGACGCCGTTGGGTGCATTGCACCTGAGAGCGAAGCCGAAGAAGCCCTGCGGTATGTAGAAGAAAGCATGAAGATACGCCCTGAATGGGCACCGACTCTGCCCCTCGATTGCGATGGTGGTTATGCCAAAAGTTACGGTGAGTGTTAAGTTTCGCAGAGGGTTTTTGTGTTTCCTCTCTGCATACCCCAGCGGGCGGTGGGTAGGTTCGCGTAAGCCGCAACACCCGCAGTGTACAAAGAGAGAATAAAGGCCCATTGTGTGCCCCTCCGCATCTTGTGTACACCGGCTAGCCCACGCTACGGGCCTTTTAACTAGGAGATAAATATGAACGGCAAAGACCCAGTAATGGTAGACCTTGATCGGTACCTGACGACGCTAGAGGAAGACTACGTAGACCCGTACGAACTCAAGCGTGAACGAGACGAATATCTAGCAGATCAGGACGACTCCATATATGACGACTATTGATTCTTTAAATGCCTACATACAGGCGAAGAACTCAAGCACAGATACGTTGCTTGCTAAAGGAGATGGGTATTTTTATTTTACAGAAGGTGAAGGTGAGATATTCATCGACTGTCTTAGCAGATGTACCTACCAACAATGGTGCGAAATGATTGACCAATACATAGAACCTGACTTTTAAGGAAACGGTTATGACTAACGAAGAAATCAGAGCGATGTTAAAGTTGTTTGCCCGCCAGTTGGAAATAGCAACCGAACTTAAACAAATTAAAGAGGCAAAAATCTTTAAGAAACCACAACAGGAGAAAAAAGAGAATGGAGAAAGATAAGATGATATACGCAAACATTGGAGCGTACGGGCATAGCGAAACTCCCGAAAAAACCGCGCTAGAAAGACAAACAGGTGGTACACACTATAAAAGTATGGCTATCCAACCTGCTGAATACGCAGAGAAAAATGGTTTGTCTTTGTTGGAGGGGAATGTGGTTAAATACATTACTCGCTGGAAGCTGAAAGGCCAACCGCTAGCGGACTTAGAAAAAGCCAAGCACTGTATTGACCTGCTGATTGAGATACATAACGTCAAATGAAAATAACAATAGAAGTAGATGGTGCTGATGCCGAAGAGATTATGGCTATGCTACAACGTGCAAGCGAAGCGGTGGAAAAGCTAGAAGCCATACTTCAGGAGTTCGAAGATGCTGATAAAGTGTAATGCCGCAGACCATCTGTATTTGATTGACGACGACCCCGTGCGAGCTAAATTATTTAAAAACAACAGTGTGCGGTTTGAAGACCCGTTTCATGTGTATGCAGAAATAAATGACGAGACGGGAGAGATAGCCGCAGTTGTTTGCGTAATTATCTGTAAATTTGTACCCCAATATGAGCAGCAGATAAAGTTTATCGCCGCAGGTAAACTTACTGAAATTGAAGAAGGACTTACAGAAAGGGAAGTAATATATGGGGAGTTGGGTACGGTGCTATGCCCCTACTCTATATGGTCATACCAAAGAGGTCATGGCAGAAAGCTAATTAGTAACTTACTAGAAGCAACACCCATAATGCACCCAGAAGTAGATGCGGTAATAACTATGTCACCACACACTCATACCGCTATGAAGTTCCACTTGAGTAACGGAGCAGGTATATTTTCTTCTAACGAAGAAACCGTTAATTACGAATACGAGGTGGAAGATGTCGTACTTCACTGACCCGATGGCGGCTATAGAAGAAGCAGAGTTTATAGCCAGAGAACAAAAGCGCACCATGTACGTGGTAGAAATAGAGCCGAACCATATAGAGATTATGACTTCCGAAGAAGCATATCAGGCGGACGGTATTGTGTTAGAAAAGATAGTGCCGTTTGAGGAAAACCATAATATATACGACTAAGGGGGTAGCTATATGCTGACTTCACTAATGTGCGTAGCACTAGCAGTTTACTTCGAAGCGAGGGGTGAGCCGGACACTGGGCAGATTGCAGTTGCTCACGTAATACGAAACAGAATTGAAGACCCGCGCTATCCA